GATATTATAAAAAATATATGAGATTAAAATCTGCTCGGAAGGTAGCATTAGAAATTGGCTGTGATCATTCAACTATAGATAGAATATTGAATGAAAATGGAGTTAAACGATTTACCCCAGGACAGCAACAATCAAAACCATTAATTATAATAGATAAAGAAAATAACAAACATAATTTTGAAACGACAAGAGAAGCTGCTGAATGGTTAATTAAAAATAAATACACAAAAATGATAAATCCTACAATAGTAAGGCAAGAAATATGTAATAGGATTAAAAATAATAAAAAGTATTTAGGTTTGGAAATATTTTATAAAGGAGAGTAAGAGATAGTCAGCTCCATTGGTGACAATGGAAAAAGTGTTTTGAACCCAGAACGTGTATCTGTTCTTGATATTGATTTTGATATAGAAGGTAGTAAAAGAGCACAAGTTTTATCAAAATTTAGAGAATTTTATGGTGAAGATAGAGTATCAAATGTAATTACTTTTAGAACAGAAAAAACTAAATCTGCTATATTAACTGCAGCAAGAGGCTTAGGTATAGATAATGATGAGGCACAGTATTTAGCAAGTCTCATTCCCGCAGATAGAGGTCAAATAAGAAGTTTATCAGAAGTATATTATGGTAATCCCGAAAAAGATTTTAAACCAGTTACCGCCTTTGTTCAAGCTATGGATACAGATTACCAAGAACTGTGGCAAGTAGCTCAAAAAATAGAAGGGTTAATATGCGGAACAGGTATTCATGCGGGTGGTGTTATCTTCGTGGATGAACCCTTTACCTTATCTACTGGATTAATGCGAGCGCCGGATGGTACAATCTGTACTCAATTTGATCTTCATGACGCAGAGGCCGTGAGCCTTATCAAGTATGATGCGCTCTCAGTCGAGGCTATGGATAAACTTCATGTCTGTCTTGATTTAATTTGCAATTATGGATATGAAACAAGAGAAGCTACTTTACGTGAAACATACGAAAAAATTATAGGTATTTATAAATTAGATAGAACATCTGAAGATATGTGGAAAATGGTGTGGGAACATAAAATTTTATCATTATTTCAGATGGAACAGCAAAGTGGTATTCAAGGTATAGCTTTAGCCAAGCCAAAAAGTGTTAACGACCTTAGTGTTTTAAATTCAGTTATCAGACTAATGGCGCCAGATAAGAATAGCGATACCCCTTTGGTAACTTGGTCTAAATATCGTAAAAATATCAATTTGTGGTTAAAAGAAATGCGAAATTATGGATTAAGTCAAGAAGAAATAGATTGGTTATCTAGCCATTCTGCCATTACAGACGGGATCTGTGAGTCACAAGAGGGGCTAATGTCATTAGTCCAAGAACCTAGATTAGGCGGAAATACCTTAACTTTTGCAGATAAATGTAGAAAAGGTATTGCAAAAAAGCAAGGTAAGCTATTCCAAGAATGCGAAGATATATTTTATGAAAACATTAAAAAGAACAATTGTTCAGAAAAATTGGCACATTATGTGTGGGATGTACTGCTTAAAGTACAGCGTGGATATTCTTTTAATAGATCGCATTGTCTTGCATATTCTTTAGTAGCCTTACAAGAGATGAATTTAGCATATAAATATCCAATTATTTTTTGGAGTTGTGCTTGTTTAATTAGCAATAGTGGTTCTTTAGAAGATAATGGTACTACTGACTATGCAAAAACTGCAAAAGCACTAGGGGATATTATTTCAAGAGGAATTAAAGTAACTTTAGTAGATATTAATAAATCTAATTTTAGTTTTGAACCTGATGTAGAGAATAATCAAATCTTGTTTGGTTTAAAAGCATTAAGTGGTATTAATACAGATGTTATTAATAAAATTATTGCGGGCCGCCCTTATAAAAGTTTTATTGACTTTTTAAATCGTTGTCCATTAAATAAAACCGCTATGATTTCTCTTATTAAAGCGGGAAGCTTTGATAACCTTGAGGAGCAATGGGCAAAAGAGTTAAATATTGAACCTAGAGTTTTAATTATGATTTATTATATTTTAAAAGTTAGTGAGCCTAAGAAAAAATTAACTTTACAAAACTTTAATGGTTTAATACAAAGAAATTTAGTGCCAGAAGATTTAACTTTCACAAAGCGAATATATATATTTAATGATTACTTAAAGAAAAATAAAAAAGTAGGAAAATATTATGTATTTGACGAAGCTTGTGATAGATTTTATTCTCAATTCTTTAATATGGAATTATTACAAGTAATTAATGGTTATACTTGTATTTTACAATCTAATTGGGAAAAGATATATCAGAAAGAAATGGATGCGGCCAGGGCTTGGTTGACAAATAACCAAGATTCGGTGCTTAAAGAGTTTAATTATCTTTTATTTAAAGAATCTTGGGATAAGTACGCAGAAGGCACTATATCAGCATGGGAAATGGAAGCATTATGTTTTTATTATCACGAGCATGAATTAATAAATATTAATACATATAGATACGGAGTGATAGATTTCTTTAACCTACCTGAAGATCCTCAAGTTGATTATTTCTTTAAGAGAAATGGAAAAGAAATTCCTATTTATAAGTTATACAAAATCATAGGTACGATAATTAGTAAAGACGATGCTAAATCATCAGTAACTATTTTAACAACTCGTGGTGTAGTAACAGTAAATTTTACTAAAGAATATTATGCTATGTATAACCGCAGAATATCAGAAATAGAAGCGGATGGTAGCAAAAAAGTTAAAGAAGAAGGTTGGTTTAAGCGTGGAACCAAGATTATGGTGACGGGCTTCCGCAGAGAAAATCAATTTGTAGCCAAAACCTATCAAAAAACTGAATCACATCAATTGTATAAAATTGTACAAGTAAATAATGATACAATGATATTAGAACATAATAGATATGGACAAGGAGAGTAACAATGACAAATGATATTGTAAATCATCCAAATCACTATTGCAGAGAAGGGGCTATGGAAACAATTGATGAAATGCTCCTTCTCTTCGGAGAAGAAGAAGTAAAAAGTTTTTGTAAGCTTAATGCTTGGAAATATAGAAGCAGGGCTTTGTATAAAAACAAAGAAGAAGATATTGCAAAAAGTGATTGGTATTTAAAAAAATATAAGGAATTGCAAGAAAACAATAAAAATAATATTACTATTACTACTCCACACCCAGAGTATATTAGTACTACCCTCCTGGGTAATAATAATTAATTTATATTAGAAAAAATTTATAATAATTATAAGCCTTAAAATAATAATGAAATAATTAGGAGGATAATTAATGATAGTAATTAAAAAAAGAGATGGCTCTTTACAGCAATTTAATCAAAATAAAATTATAAATGCGGTGCTTGCTGCGTTTAAAGCTGTAGATGGGGAACTTGATGAATATGCTTATACTAAAAGCGGTAATATAGCTAATTTCATTCAAGAGCAAGTTGAAAATGCAGATCATATTCTCAATGTAGAAGAGATACAAGACTACGTTGAAAAAGGTCTTATGGCAACAAAAAGAAAAAACGTAGCGAGAGCCTATATTACCTATCGTAATGAAAGAACTCGCGCAAGAGGTAATTTAACAGACCATACATTACTAGAATATTTAAGCGGACAGAGTACTTATTGGAATGAAGAAAATTCTAATAAAGATGCAAAAGTAGTAACAACTCAACGAGATTATATTGCGGGAATTGCTTCTACAGATATTGCTCGTAGATTTTTATTACCGCAAGACGTATGTGAAGCACATGACCAAGGTATAATTCATCAGCATGATATGGATTATATGGCACAGAACGCCTTAACTAATTGCTGTCTAATAAATCTTGATGATATGTTGCAAAATGGTACTAAAATTAATGGAGTTAGAATAGATCCACAGCATCGAATTGGTACTGCAACTACAGTAGCTACTCAAATCGTAACAGCGGTGGCTAGTTCACAGTATGGTGGCTCTACTATCACGCTCGCACATTTAGCTCCTTTCGTAAGGTCAAGCTGGAAAGAGCATTATAATAAATATCTTACTCGTGGGTTAGAGGATAAGCAGTCTCAGCAATTTGCAGACGAAGATTTGGCAAGAGAAGTAAAAGATGCTGTTCAAACTTTTAATTATCAAATTAATTCAATGAGTACAACCAATGGACAAGCTCCTTTTCTTTCTGTTGTAATGTGGGTTAGTGAAAACCCAGAATACGAAAAAGAAAATGCTATTCTTATTGAAGAATTTTTAAAACAAAGAATTTTAGGAATGAAAAATGAAAAAGGTGTGTATGTAACTCCCGCTTTTCCTAAATTATTATATGTATTAGATGAAAATAATATTAAAGAAAATTCTAAATATTGGTATTTAACTAAATTAGCAGCGCAATGCACTGCAAAAAGAATGGTTCCTGATTATATTTCAGCTAAGAAAATGCGAGAATATAAGGTTAACCGTTTCGGACAGGGCGATGTCTATGGATGCATGGGATGTCGTTCGTTCCTTACGCCAGACCGTTGTACGGAAAATTATGCCAAGGCTCTTAATTATGATCCTACAAAAGGAAAATATTATGGTCGGTT